TTTCTATGGTAATGTGCCTGATGCAATCTATCCTATAGGTGCTACACCTATTATGATTTTAGAGGCAACACGGAAATGTTGGAATGTTCATGGGATTGAAAACTTCTGTGGTGACACAGTTGATCGTGAACGAGTTCGGGATATTATGATTGAAGATTATGGATTGGAGTGGAAATAATGGGTATGCAAATTAAAGGTGCAACGACTGTTCTTAAAAAACGTGCTGATTTTTATGGTTGGTCTGTAGAACGATTAATCAATGAAATTGATGGTGGTTGGGATGATAATCTTAATGTGATTGTGGCCTATGAAGTCTACAAGATGCATCATGGTTATCGTTGGAGTGGTACTGATGGTGAAAAATGGGTGCGAAAATAGTTTGTAAAAAATGCATTTTAGGGGTTGACATTGCTCCTAAAGTGTGGTACATTTATTAAGTAAGATGAGTTGAAACAAAGAGAGAGAATTTTATCATGGCATATATCGGACAAAAAGAGAAGAAAGAACTTGCTCCTGCTATCAAGGCAGTCCTTAAAAAGTTTGGTGTAAAAGGTACTATCGGTATCGACCACCATCGTGGTTTAAAAGTCAATCTTAAAGAAGGTGTCATCGACTTTGGTGAGGTTTATCATCAGGTCAATACCTATCATATCGAAAAGTTTTATGGTACTGGTATCGCCGGTCAGTTTCTTAACGAACTGGTTACTGCAATGAAGGGTACTAAGTGGTATAACAACACTGATGCTCAGATTGATTACTTTGACATTGCCTACTATGTCTACATCAATATTGGTCAGTGGGATAAAGAATATAAAGTAGTGGAGGCTGCGTGATGAATGATGCATTGATGAAAAACTATGAAAAGACTTTTATGAAAGAGGTTGCAGTTATCCATGCTCCTTTTGAGGAGGCACCACACACTGTTGCCTTTGTAGAAGTACCAGCGCATTTGTGTGATGAGGAAATGTGCGAGATTGCATTTAAGAAAACAAACACCATCGAAGAAGTTTGGTGGAAAAACGAAGGTGTTACCTATGTAGGGCCTGAGAAGACTTGTCGAAGCACAAGCACTGGTGATTATGTTTTGATTGGAACTAGAAAGTACAAGTGTGCTTTCACTGGATGGGAATTAGTATGACACTATACCTAGACATGGATGGAGTGATTGCAGATTTCTTTTCGTTACTTGCGAAAGAGAATAATGTAAAACACTGGAAGTCGATTAAGGATAAGGAACGGGCCTTGGTAGAGGCTCGCAATACTGACTTCTTTAATCGAATTAATGAGTTTCCATCTGCACCTAAGTTGGTGCAGTATGCAATGTCAACAGGTGATTGGGGTATCTGTTCTTCACCATTGCGTGGCGACAGAGACAACTCTGCATACTGGAAACGCATATGGTTACAAAGACATGGGTATATGCCTGAGGTAGAGAATTGTATCTTCACTGCAAACAAACATAAATATGCTATAAATCGTTTGACAGGTAAACCAAACATTCTTGTTGATGACAAACCAGACAACATCAAACGATGGCAAAATGCTGGTGGATATGGTTATTTGTATCAGGCAGATGAGAACGATGTACATGATTTGATAAAGAGGTTACAGAAGATTCTAATAGATAAAATACAGGGAGCAATTGATGGGGTATCGTAAACCAACATTTTCAATTGAGGAAACTATACAAAATGAAAAATATCAAAGACTAATTAATAATTCTATAATGGCAAAGAACCGTTGTTCTAAAAATTCTTGGGGATATAAATTCTGGAATAATGTTATGAAAGAATTAATTGCCAACGCAAGGTTATCAAATGGACTTAACTGAATTTGTTAGAGGATACTCTAATATAGTTTCTGATGAACTGGTCGAAGAGATGCTCACTTGGTTTAAATCTGGTGAGTATTCTCGTATGGAAAATCCAAACAGAGCAACTAGAAAAGACATTCAGAAATGGGTGCCTATAAATTCTGACCTATATCAAAAGATAGGTGCAGTTAAGAAAACTATGTTGGCTTCATATCTTGATGAATTTCCCTACGCATACAGAGGTAATCTAGAATTAGAATCAAAGGAAACAAAAATACAACGCACCGATCCTAAAGGTGGTGGGTTTCACAATTTTCATGCAGAACAGTCTCACTACAAAAACTGTAGGCGTGTTCTGGTCTGGACACTTTACCTAAACGACATACCAGAAGGTGAAGGTGAAACAGAGTTTCTATACGAAAAGATAAGAGTTCAACCTAAGAAGGGTTTAGGACTAGTATTCCCTGCTGGATGGCAATGGCAACACAGAGGTAATCCTGTACACACTACATCTAAATATATATCTACAGGGTGGTGGTTGTATCCCCCAGAAGGAAAGATGGACTAAATAGATGTATGATTACAGTTACAGATAAAGCAAAAGAATATTTAGATCAAGTACGCAATGATGACTATGTAACACTAGGAGTCAAGGGTGGCGGTTGTAGTGGATTCACATATGTATGGGATTTCAAAAACAACTGGCCCGATGTACAATGGAGCAATCCATATGCAGACGCACTTGTTCTTGACCCAATGGCAGAGATGTTTGTCGCTGGATGCACTATTGACTATGTACAAGAACTTGGTGGAGCCTATCTCAAAGTAATCAATCCAAACGCCACTGCATCATGTGGATGTGGTGAAAGTTTTGCAGTATAGGAGAAGATTATGTACGAGTATAAATGTAAGGTAGTTCATATTGTAGATGGTGATACAGTTGATGTTGATATTGATTTAGGTTTTGGTGTGTGGTTAAAGAAAGAACGTATTCGTATGTTCGGTATCGACACACCAGAAAGTCGCACAAGAGATTTAGAAGAAAAGAAGTACGGACTTGCTGCAAAGAAGTTCATCACAGAGATGTTAGATGATGAAGGTGGTATCATTCTCAAGACACAGAAGGATGCAGAAGGCAAGTATGGTCGTATTCTTGGTGAGTTGTGGAGAACAACCAACTATGCAGACAAATCAATCAACGACTATATGATTGAGAAACATCATGCCGTTGCATATCACGGTCAGTCTAAGGACTTGATTGAAGAAGAGCATCTACGCAATAGAACTTTGGTCAACCTTTAATTAGTTTATTTTTTTTCAACTTTTTTAGACCATAGTTATGATACTTAACTAACTTCAAAGGAGGCTTACGAGTTTCCTTTAAAAGTGGTGAGTTGTTATCATATGTCAATTTATTATTTTTCATCACACTTAGCCGTTATAGTAGGTGAATCCATAGTCCATCTTCTCTGATCTTCAATCTTTTCTGCATGGTACATACATTGTTCATATGATGAATAAACTGTAGGCACAGTAAGTATTACACCAAAGGTAGCATATACTGTTAACACATAAATCATGTTACCGCAGTAAACAAAAATACTAACAGTCCAATTGCAACAACAATGACTGCACAAACAATTGCAGCATTTTTAATTGCCTCTTCTGTCTCTCGTTGTTTTCTTCTCTGTATTCTTCTTGCTTCTGCTTCTGCTTCTTTTTGTTCTTTAATCTTTTTTGATCTGAGGTCTAAAATACTCTTAAAGGTGCCAGGCCCGAATCTCATGTCGATCATGTTTCTCATTTCTTGCATGGCTTCTGTAGCTAGTTTCGCATCTATGACTTCTTGTGCTACAGCTTTTATTCCAAGTTGATCTCCTACACTGACTCCTGCTTTTTTGTTTCTTGCTTTTTCTATTTCGTCTTGGCCACGAAACAATCCATCAACGGCACCAGCAAGTTCGCCAATATCCTTTGCTGTGTTAATTTGACTTTTAATAAAATCTACACTCTGTTTGACCAGAGCAATTCCTGCTAAGGTTTCAGCAATCATTGGTTAGTTCTCTCTCTCTATTGTATTTTATTACACTAATATTTATAAAAAACGTCTTGACAAAAAGGGTATAATGCAGTACAATAAATATAACAAATAAGGATTCTTTACATTATGCAAAAGTTAACAGAATACCAAGAACTACTTGTAATTACAATGGAGGAGTGTGGTGAATTAATTCAGGCCTGTTCCAAAGCATTGCGTAGACAAGACATTGATGATCAAAATCTAAGAGATGAAATTGGTGATGTTATGTGTATGATTGAACTTATGCAAGAGTGGGATATAGTTGGTTGGACAGAGATTGAAAATCGTGTTGAACATAAACGTGATAAATTAAAACAGTGGAGTGGATTAGTAGATGACGAAGATTGAAGATGAAATGGAAAGTTCTGTGCATGATTGCTGGTCGATCACCACAGACATTACAACTATTCTAAAATATTCAGATGACATTACCAGAGACATACAGTCTTTAACAGATGTATATGATGTTAAGTTCAGAAAACTCATGGATGAAGTAGATCAACTACTAGATGAGCTACACAATGTGCGTGACACATACGATGAACTAAAACCTATCTTTGATGAGAAAGATGGTGATACATCAGAAGTAGATAAAGACCTATTCGGAAATCCAGTGGATTTGCGTATAGAAGAAGATGCAAATATTATTTTTGGATCATTTGGAGATAAAGAAAATGACAATTAAGAGTAAAGGCCCAGCATTAGTCAATGACGTAGACCGTCTGGTTATACTGCTAGAAGAAATTGCGTATGCAGAATCACAATTAAAACCACAGGACACAGGACATATTTCCACTGCAATCGGATGGATGCAGAAACGAGTCATTAACATTAAGGAGAGATTAGATGCAAGTGCTAAGTGAGTACTATGGAGAAAATAAAACTGCCACTGTCAGAAAAGTTACCACGAATGGTAATACTTTGTTTGAAGTATTGTGGGGAGATATGTCAGTAGGTATGTGCGCTACTGAGCAAGAGGCAGATAATCTTGCAGAAAATTACGCACTTTCCGTAAACGTAGAACGAGGATAATATTATGAAGAAGTCAATTGTTAGTGCAACAGCTCTATCATTCATGCTTGTGGTGTTTAACATATCTCCAGCATTTGCAGATACCCAAGTACAGGATCATTACAAAAGTGTAATTCATAAAACACCAGACGTTGTAGAGGTGTGTTATGATAAGAGTGTAAGTGGTGATAAAACTGGTGATGCCATTAAAGGTGCAATCCTTGGTGGACTGCTTGGTAACAACATCAAGGGTGAAAAAGATGGTGGTGCTATTGGTGCAGTCATTGGTGGTATGCTTGGTCATGCCAACAGTAACGCAGCTGGTGGTACTCAAAGAGTATGTCAGATGGAAACACGTTACACAGAGGAACGTAGAACTATTTACTCACATAGCACGATTAACTTTGTGTATGAAGGTAAACAATACTCACTTAAATTCCAAAAGTAATTTTTAAAATAGATGTGACATAATAACTCATCATTAAAAAATATAAGTTTAGGACAATTCTGTTGTCCTTTTTTTTATAAATACAAATGTAAGAAGGGGTAAATTCTTCTTACACTATCCTCAAAAAATAGTTTTACATATATCCCAAAGGAGAACGATATGTCTGTGATGGCAATCAGTTCGTATGCGTGTGAAGTATGCGACAAAATCAATAAACTATTTAAGTCTGTAATATTATCTGTTCAAGAATCTCGACAATTAGAAGCAAATGCCAAGATTGCCTATCTTATAAAACATGAATATCATTATCACACACTTGAATCACTAATCAACGAAATGAATATGAAAACGAAGCGAGAGTACAATGTTAAACGTAATCAAATTAATAATTACTAAATTTAAAACATTTGGTAACAATCCATTTCTTTATGCACCAGAAAAAAATTATATGAGAGGTAAAAAATAATGAAAAAATTTTTAAAAGAACTACTGTCGTTTAATTTGTATACAGGAAATCCAATCAAGTATCGTGAAAGATACAGCACAATTGCTGAACACGAAAAGCGTTTGGTTGAAGAAGTAAATGGTTTTAGGAAAAGAAGTAATGTTTAGTCATTCAGTGTGGATTTCAATCCAAGCAAGTAGACTTGCTCAACAAGGAAAATATAAAGAGGCAGCTGCCCTTATGGATTCCTTGAAGAAATAATATGTTCCTTTAGTTCATTATAACCACCAATGTGCAGTTCCCCATCCCAAATTTGGGGAACTGTTTTAAGATTCTTCAATCTCAACATTGCAAGTGCTTGTGCGTTATCTTTTATATTAATTTCCTCAAACTCAATGTTTTTTTCCATCAATGTAATCTTTGCAAGCTCACAATAACTGCAACCATCCTGTGAATATACTTTATACATTATTTACCCTGTCCTCTATAAGCCTTAAAGCTTGATCGTTTCTTTTTATTCATCATAGAAACTGACGGACTCCTACCAATACTTGTTTTCTTTGGTGGTTTTGGGTTGTAGATTGATGCGGTGTAAAGTGTTTTGGCCATTATCTTTTCTCCATAAAAAACTATTTATACCTTGACATATAACCATTTTACTGGTATTATAAGTACATCATAAATTATCCAAAGAAAGTATTTTTACATGACAAAAAAATCATATGTTGCACCAAATAACTACATACCACCAGCAGTCAAACGAGCAAAGGATATTGCACTATACAAGAGTCCTAAATCAACTGCTGAACTTCTGGAAGAACGTCAAACGATATTAGACATCAAAGGTAAGTTAAATAAAGATGGACGAAATCGTCTTGTGAGAATTGAGTCTGTTCTTGTTGCCAGAGATCAGGCTGCAAAGAAAGAACTAGAACGACTTTCAATACAGGCATAATTTTGGAAAGACTGACATGACAAATGACAATCACATTGAGGTAGAAAACCAACTATTAAGACCATTCGGGCCTGGCATCTTGGATGTAAAAATTCCAGATCACATGATCAAAAAACTTATTGAAATGACTGATGACAATTCCACTCGTAAAAACATGGACAGTCGATTAGCAGGACAAATTAAATCGGAACCAGAACTGTCAAGAGAAGAGCTCAAGAGTACTGGATTTGAAGATATGTTTTGTACGATTGGTAAACAATATGTTGAGAATGAGTTTGCAAGAAACTTTCATTTTGAATACAAACCAGATCAACACAAAGTTACAACAACACTACAATCTGCATGGGTAGTTAGTCAATACCAAGATGAGTACAACCCTGTGCATTATCATACCAAGTGTGAGATTAGTGCTGTTTTGTATTTAATCGTACCAGAGTTTCAACCAAGAGGCCTCAAAGGTAAAAATCATATTGATGGTGCCATTGAGTTTATACATGGAACAGTAGATCACAGTCTACTTTCTGCTGGTACATTCTTAACTGTGCCACAGGTAGGACATATGTTGATGTTCCCATCAACACTACTACATACAGTATATCCATTTAAGGGTAACGAAGAAAGACGTTCACTTGCGTTTAATCTAAATTACAAACTTGACATATGACGTATCATATGTTATACTATATTTACATAATTGAAAAGGAGTAACACATTATGGAAGCAGCAATACTACTAGGACTACTAGGTTATGGTGTTCATCAATACTTAGGTCACGATGATGAATCAAAACAATCACCTCAAGCAGTTTATAGTTCTCAAACTACCGAAGAAATTGCAAATTTTGGAACTAACGATGTCAGTCTTGCACAGATTGATTGGTCTAAAAAAGGTAACTTTACAGTTGGAGAATCTAGTGAAAATGGTGTGCAGTGGGTATTTATCACTAACTAAAATATTTACGTTAGTTATTCTTACAATAATTCTAGTTATGGCATCGTGTGGTTTAGCCCCTGCCTGTGGTATACTTACTTAATGAAATTCTATACAAACATTACTCAATGGGGTAATCAACTTCTACTGCGTGAAGTGGTCAATGGTGAACGTCTTGTCCGTAAGGTAAAGTATTCACCAACCCTTTACGCTCCTGTTGGTTCGCCTACTTCTTACAAAACTCTTGATGGTAAGTATGTAACACCTGTTACACATGAAACAATCAAGGAAGCAAAGGAGTGGGTTGACAACTATAAGAACCAGCCTGATTTAGTTTATGGTAGTACCATGTATGCGTACAACTATATTGCTGATGAGTATCCTAACAGAGTGGACTATGACATTGACAAGATATTGATTGTAACAATTGATATTGAGGTTCAGTGTGAGAATGGTTTCCCTAATCCTAAAGATGCGGCTGAGCCATTGTTGTCTATTACGGTCAAGAACCACCAAAGTAAAAAGTTTGTTGTGTGGGGTGTCGGTAAGTTTGTGAATAATCGTGAAGATGTAACCTATGTCGAGTGTAGTGATGAACTACATCTGATTAAGGAGTTTCTTGTCTTTTGGGAAAACCATCAGCCTGATATCATTACTGGTTGGAACACAGAGTTCTTTGACATACCTTATCTGTGTAATCGTATCGAACATCTGTGTGGTGAGGATGAAGTCAAACGTCTGTCACCTTGGAGAAGTGTATTCTCCAGAGAAGTGTTTCAGATGGGTCGTAAGCATCAGATATATGATATTCAAGGTATTGCTCATCTAGACTACTTTGACCTGTATCGTAAGTTTACATATACCGCACAGGAATCCTATCGTCTTGACCATATTGCTTTTGTTGAACTAGGTGAACGCAAAGATGGTAATCCATACGAAACATTTAGTGAGTGGTATCAGAAAGACTTTCAGTCGTTTATCGAATACAACATCATGGATGTGGAAATCGTTGACAAACTAGAAGACAAGATGAAACTGATTGAACTGTGTCTGACTATGGCCTATGATGCTAAGGTCAACTACATGGATGTTCTTGGTTCAACGAAGTATTGGGATATACTAATATACAACTATCTGCGACAAAAGAACATTGTGATTCCACAGAAGAAACACAGTGAGAAGGCAGAGAAGTTTGAGGGTGCATATGTGAAAGAACCACAAGTTGGTATGCACAAGTGGGTTATGTCCTTTGACCTTAACTCGTTGTATCCTCATCTAATCATGCAGTATAATATTTCACCAGAGACATTGTATGGCCAAGATAAGGTCAAGGATATGTCTGTGGACAAACTACTAGATAGAAAGGTAGATACTTCTATACTCAAGGGTGTGACACTAACACCCAATGGTGCGTTGTTTAAGACCGATAAACAGGGGTTTCTACCAGAGATCATGCAGACTATGTATGATGATCGTGTAAAATACAAGAAACTCACATTACAGGCGAAACAAGAATATGAAAACACTAAAGACCCTAAACTACTCAAGGATATATCAAAGTATAACAACATCCAGATGGCTAAGAAAATCTCTCTCAATAGTGCATATGGTGCTATTGGTAATGCTTACTTTCGTTACTATGATCTTCTGGTCGCTGAAGCAATTACTACTTCTGGTCAGTTATCCATTCGTTGGATTGAGCGTGCTGTTAATCAGTATCTTAATAAAGTGCTTGACACCACTGACAAGGATTATGTTATTGCGTCAGATACAGATTCAATATATGTTACTTTTGACGAACTGGTTAATAAAGTCTTTCCAGATGGAAAGGAAACTTCAAAAATCGTCACATTTCTGGACAGTGTGGCTAGAGATAAAGTTGAACCGTTTATTGAGAAAAGTTATCAGTCTTTGCATCAGTATGTAAACTCATACGAACAGAAGATGGAGATGTCCAGAGAAGTCATTGCTGACAAGGGTATCTGGACTGCAAAGAAACGATACATTCTTAATGTGTGGAACAATGAGGGTGTCGAGTATAAAGAAGCACAACTCAAGATTATGGGTATTGAGGCAGTCAAGTCATCTACTCCTGCTCCTTGTCGTGAAAAAATTAAACAAGGTCTTAAAATAATTATGAATGGTGATGAGAAAGAACTAAATACTTTCATACAGAATTTTCGTGAGGAATTTATGCAACTTCCACCAGAGGATATTGCATATCCACGGTCAGTAAACGGTTTAGGTAAGTTTAGTGACCCTAATCAAATGTTTGCGAAAGGCGCTCCCATCCATTGTAAGGGAGCAATACTATACAATCATCTTGTCAAGAAGAACAAGCTTGGTAACAAGTATCCTTATATTCAAGAAGGAGATAAGATTAAATTTATTAATCTTAAACAACCTAATCTGTACCAGTGTAGTGCTTTCTCTTTTATTACAAGTTTACCAAAAGAATTAGATATGCACAAGATGATTGACTACGACACACAATTTGAAAAGTCATTTATTGAACCACTTAATGTTATTGTCTCTAAGATTAACTGGTTAGTTGATAGAAGTTATGGAACACAAGGATCATTAGAGGAGTTTTTCACATGATTGATTTTGGTATAACTGTAGCAGTAATAGGATTGTATGTGTGTGCTCATATACTATACTGTAAAGAACTTTGTTACTACGACAAGAGAGGAATAGGTGCTTGGATATTCCTAGAAAAACCAATTCAAAAAAACATTGACATACAATGAAAATTGTAGTATTATATAAAGATTATATTATGGAGAGAAAAACGTGGAAACATTTTTATGGGTGGAGAAATACCGCCCCAACACTATTCGTGACTGTATACTACCAGACGATCTAAAGAAAACCTTTGGACAGTTTGTTGCAGATGGTCACATACCTAACATGATTCTATCGGGTGGGCCAGGTGTCGGTAAGACAACTGTTGCAAAAGCGATGATTAATGAAATAGGTGCGACATACATGATGATCAATGGTTCAGAAGAATCTGGTATTGATGTCCTACGAACCAAAATCAAGAACTTTGCATCTACTGTATCTCTTGAAGGTGGACGTAAGTATCTAATCATAGATGAGGCAGACTATCTTAACGCACAGTCCACACAGCCTGCATTGCGTGGGTTCATGGAAGAGTTTCACAAGAACTGTGGTTTTATTCTTACTTGCAACTACAAGAACAGACTGATACCACCATTACACTCACGTTGCTCTGTCGTGGACTTTATCATACCATCAGAACAGAAACCTAAACTTGCACAGAGGTTCTTTGCAAGAGTGGGTGACATACTGACTGAAGAGAAGGTAGAGTTTGATCCTAAGGCGGTTGCAGAACTACTCAACAAGTTTTTCCCTGACTGGCGTAGAGTACTCAACGAACTACAACGATATTCTGTGTCAGGTAAGATTGATGCTGGTGTTCTGGTTAATCTATCTGAGACAAACATCAATGAACTGATGATCTCTTTGAAGAACAAGGAGTTTACAGATGTTCGTAAGTGGATTGTACATAATCTAGACAATGACCCTGTTCGCATCTTTAGACGCATCTACGACAGTCTGTATGACCATGTAGACGGTTCTACGATACCTCATGTGGTAGTCATACTTGCAGAGTATCAGTACAAGGCCGCATTTGTATCTGATCAGGAAATCAATCTGCTTGCGTGTCTAACAGAGATTATGGGTCAGGCGAAATTCAAATGAGTATAGACACAAAGAAGATTGCATTTCTAGAAGAGATAGAGGCAAACAACAAGTCTCATTCTGGTGCGACACTAATGGATCATCTCATAGGGGTTCACGATATACTGATGGGATGGGATGCACCACAGTATCTACAAGATGCTGGTTTGTTTCATTCAGTATATGGAACTGTTGTGTTCCAGTATGAAAGTACACAGGATCGGGATGCAGTAAGAGAGTTGATTGGTGAACAAGCAGAAGAACTTGTATGGGAATTTTCTCTACTAGAAATGCCTAGACTTGAAAACATTTATATGATGACTGAAAGTCAATTAAAGGAAGACCTGTTGATACTAACTAAGGCCAATAGTTTAGAACAAAGTCAAAGAAAACCTCTTGCACCTATGATGTCATGGGGAGAAGCATATGACCTATGAGTTAAAAGACTATCTAAACGCAATCAACCATGAGAAGAAGAATCTCATGGACACAGACGATGAGATGTGGGAGAAGAAGTATCCTGCCTTTATCGTAAACAAGTGCATTGCACCATTTCCAGACACTATCCACCTAGTGAATGAGATGAATCTGCACAATCACCTAGACAAGAAACTTCAGTTTGACTTTCTCCTAAATAGTATACGAACAAGGAAACGATTTACTCCTTGGATGAAGGCGAGTAAACAAAAAAATCTAGAGTATGTTAAAGAGTATTATGGTTACAATAATGAAAAAGCAAGGTCAGCTCTTAAAGTACTTAGTGATGAACAGATAAAGGCTATCAAAGATAGTTTGGATAAAGGTGGAAGAAACAATGGAAAGTATTAACTGGTCACAGGAGCAGATGCTAGAGGTCGTACTAAAAGAACCAGACGATTTTCTAAAGATACGAGAGACTTTATCTCGCATAGGTGTCGCCTCCAGAAAAGAACGTAAATTATACCAATCATGTCACATACTGCACAAACAGGGTAAGTACTTCATAGTACACTTCAAAGAACTGTTTGCACTAGACGGTAAGAAGACAAACCTATCAGAAAACGATATCGCAAGACGCAACACCATCGGTAAGTTGCTCGGTGATTGGGGATTAGTGGAAGTAAAAGGTGAATTAGAACCTATTGCACCACTTAGTCAGATCAAGATCATTTCATTCAAAGAAAAGGATGAATGGGAACTTGAGACAAAATACAACATTGGCAAGAAAAGGGAGCTATAATATGAGTTGTATAGAACATGAAATGCTAGACGCATTAAGAAGTAAGTATGATGCAGAATACAGAGAAGCAGCAGTCACTCTTAGAGTGTATCTGAACAATCCTGTTGCAATCGGTGAACATCCTCAACACATAGAAGAGATGGACACACTGATTGACAAGATGGCGACTGCAAAGGACAAACTAGACGCACTTGAAGCCGTCTATCCATCCACACCAGAAACCCCCGAAAAACAAGTCCTAAATGGATGAAGACCCCGAAGTTCTTGCGTCACGACTAAACTCAGTGCTAAACGAGTTAAAAGGAGTGATGCAAGAACGTAAGGATCGTATAGAAGAATTACGCAATCAAATTATCATGTTAGAAAATGATAATGATGACATGGCAAATCGTGTCAACGAACTTATAATGGATGCATTTTAATAATCTATTTTTCCTCTTGACAAAACTGCTAAATAGTAGTATACTTATATTAAATGATTAGAGGATTGCACAGTTGAAATATTTCAGATACACACTAGATGACTTACACAAGTCAGCAGACAAAAAACTATTCAATTACATTACATTCTTTGCTGGTGGCGGTGGTTCGTCATGCGGCTACAAACTTGCTGGTGGCGAGGTCTTATTCGTCAATGAGTTTCAACAAGTCGCAATGGATGACTA